TATTCGACCTGATAGAAGCGCAAGCTACGTCTCGTTCGGTGAGACGGAGATTTCGCTTGATACGGAACTGGACTTCATCGACAAGACAGAGTACAACCTCTTCGTGGCAACTACGCAGAAGTCAGTTCAGCTTCTCAGCTTGATTGGTGGTGCTTCATTTGCAGCCGCAACTCAGGCAGTTGAACTTACTACCTATCGCGGTGTCTATGAAACATACGACCTCGGACTTGCCGGATTGGGCGACCTCATCATGGCCGGTGTTACTATGCGCGGTATTGGCATTGCTGGCGGCGATGGGTACAGGATTCGCGTCAAGTCCCCGGTCACGATCACTTAGTAACAACGAACAGGAGAGAGTCATGCCAGAGGCAGGAAGACAGGTTGAAACCGTCAGGCGGGAATTGAAGTCTTGTCCGCCTGACGGTTTCGTCGTGCTTAGACAGCTTTCATACGACGAAATGCTTGAGAGACGCGATGGTGGAATGAAGATTCTCATGGAACGGACTGACGCTAAGAACGTCGATCCTAATATGGCAGTGCAGATTGCTAATAAGTGGAGCAATCACTTCACGTTCCCTCGCTGCATTGTGGAGCATAATCTCACCATCGATGGACAGTCGATCGATTTCTCTGATCCGGTAAAGGTCTTCGCAAAGTTGAATCCGAAAATCGGTGCAGAGATTGAAGGCTACATCGACGAACTGAATCAGGATGAGAGCGAGACTTTTACGAATGCTGCAAATGGTGCCTCTCAGGACGAGACGAACAAGCCCGTCGAATCTTTGGAGAAGAGTTAGTCGCAGAGGTAACTCGATGGATACGGATTACTCGGCTAGCGGAGGCAACACATTCGCTTCCGCTAGCCGGTGGTCTGTTCGATCAACCATCAGGCTATCTCTTCCGCATGGAGGCAGTAATGCGGGCTGACCACGATTTGCAGCAAGTGGAAAGAGATAAGCAAAGGGCGAAAACCGAAGCACAAAAGAGAGCGAGTAGACAGTAGTGGCATTCGGTGGTAGAGAACTAAGACTTCTACTCTCGATTCAGTCCTACGGGACTACGAACATATCTCGTCTTAGACGGGATATTTTGTCGTTGAATGCTGCTACTCGCGCTGCCAACATGAATCAGTTGGGAGTGCAGACACAGATGCTTAGGAAGGCCGAACAGCTAACTAAGGTTCGGGATCGAATCGCTGCTATTGAAGCAGCCACAGCCGCAAAGACAATTGCTACACAAGCGAGGCTTGCGGCTTCGCAGGATAAGTTCGCTGCTAAGAGAGCGCGAGCGGCTGGTGCAGAACTTGCTCTAGCGAACACCATTGCTGCAAAGAGACTTCAGATCGGAAAGACTGAAGATCGATTGAATACTATGCGTGGTAGTCAAGCTGCGCAATTCGGTGTACGCGAGGCAAGATTAGCAACTCAGAGACTTCAGTTGGGAAATCAGCTTGCGATGATACCCGCAAAGCAGTTGGGTATTGAATCGTCGATTCTCAACAACAAGGCAACCTTACTCAATCGAGAGCGTCAGCTAGTCAAGCTAGCTGGTGCCAAAGCCGCCGCAGAATTGATGGCAGGCAAGAACCTTGGCAACTATGGCAGTAGAGTCAAAGAAGTCGCTCTCCGCTATAGAGCATCAGTCAAGAGCGCCGAGAGGCTTGCTCAGGTTCAAGCTGCTATTCCCCGAGAGGTTGCGCTATTGCAATCGCAACTTACGGGACTTGCAAAACAAGAGCAACTTATTACTGCACAGAAACTTGAGCAAGCGGCTGCTGTTGGTAGACAGGTCGAACTACTGGCGCTACAGAATGCGCAACTTACTGCAATCGAAGCTAAGGAAGCTGAAATTGCAGCGGCCATAGCTCTCATCGATAGGGAAGAGGCCGCAGTCAATGCGGAGCTAGCTGAACAGCTTGCCCTACTTGAGCGGGAGAGCATCGTTCTTCAGCGTTTGAAGGTTCAGGCAGGCGAGTATGCTGCCGAGATGAATCTTGCTGCTACCGCAGGCATGAGAAATGCTGCCGCAATGGATAGCGCAATTGCAAGGCAGAACAAGCTCATGCACATGGAAGCAAGAGCGAGAACTATTCAACATGCTGGTAGAACTGCACAGTTTGGTGGGCTTATCGGCACTGCTATTGCAGCTACTACCGCTGCAAGCTTTGCAGGCTTCAATGAGCAGGCCGTTCTTGCAGCTACTCAGACTAGAAAGTTCGGTCAAGGCGCTGATGTAATCGCAAAGAATGCAGACCTGATTACTAATGGTGTTGATACTGCTAGTGGGGAAATTGAGGGCATTCTCGGACTCATGCAGCAATTCCCCGCTACGGGCGATGAAATGGCTACCGCTGCATACGATATCTTCTCGTCCATGCAGAAAGCTAGCGGTGGAGTTCTAGACGTTGGTGAAGGTCTGAAACTGCTAGCCAAATTCAACGAGTTGGCAGTCGCTACGAGTACAGACCTAAGTACCGCAACTAACGCAGGCATTACCGTTCTCAACAACTTCGGCCAAGAGGCTAGTCAGACCGATACTGCATTGAACTTGATGGTTGCGACCGTTAGGTTCGGACGTATGCATCTTGAGGACTTCAATGCAATGCTTGATAAGGTTGCACCAGCAGCCGCAGCAGCCGGAATGAATCTCGGTGACGTTGCAGGCGCTATGGCCCTTATCACTACACGACAGCCTTCACAGAGAATGTCTGCTACTGGTATTGCCCGACTCTTGCAGACTTTCCGTGATCCTGACTTTCAGAGGGGTGCTGCCAAGTTCGGCGCAAACCTTACTGAAGCCGCAGACGGTACTGGCAAGCTTAAGCCGCTTCCGAAGATCATGGAAGAGATGGCTAAAGCATTCGGACTCTTTGAGGAACAGGGTGGCCCACAGCAGCTATTCAAAGAGTTGACTGCTACTGGTCGCGGAAGTGGTATTGGTCGTCAGTCGAGAATTGAAGCTGCTAACGCATATACATTCCTCATGGCAAACATGGAGGATTACCGACTGTTGCAGAAACTCGTTACTGGCGATACAGACGAGTTTGCAAAAGCACTAGAAGCGATGAGTGATTCGCCGGGAGTCAAGTGGAAGGTCTTTATCAATCAGATGAGGGCATTCGTTCTCGTCATTGGTCAGGCCGCACTCCCGGCTCTCTTGAAGATTACTGATGTTCTCGTAAGTGCCGCACAGTGGTTCGGACGATTGAGTCAAGAGACGCGAGAAACAATTGTTAGATGGGGCGTCATTGTTTCTATTGGTGCCCTGGTTGTGGGAACTTTCGGAAACATCGCCGCCGGTATCATCGCCATGATTGCAAACTTCAGAATCATGCGCATTGAGACTATGCTCACGGCAACAGCTTTGGATACTGCTAGCAAAAAAGCTGGTTTGATGAGTGTTGCACTACGAGGCATAGCAGGAATGGGAATGATTGCCATTCCTATTATCGTTCAAGCAATGATGGGTGGCGATCCCGGTGCATGGGGTCTTGCAATGGCTGCACTTCAGGGTGCTGCTGGCGGTGCAATGATTGGTTCGATGTTTGCACCAGGCGTAGGAACTCTTATAGGCGCAGGTGTAGGTGCATTGACTGTACCCATCGTCGTAAGCATCATTGCTGACATTCAAGGCTCAAAAGACCCGGTAAAAAGAGCATACGACAATTACCTGAAGCAGCTTGATAACATGCGCGACAAGGATGGAGGTTTTTGGAGCGCAATCGATCCACGGACTTTGCTCAAGGGAATTCCAGGTGCAGTCTCATTTGAGGAATGGCAGAAGAAGCATCCGAAGCTGGTTGCAAAGCTTACTGCAACCACAAAGGACGGCACCGAGAAGCAGTCCAAGCTCATGCAAGAGTACAATGCCATGCTCAAGCGGCTGAATAAGGAAACTGCCGGTGAGTATGCAAGTCAGGTTGAGGAACTTGAGAAGGCTTGGAGAGCGCAGGATACCAACCTCAGTGCAGGCCAGCAAAGAGCAGCACAGATGGCTGAAGCTAGAGCTAGGGCTGTAGAGACGGCTATGGACAACATGAATCAGAAGATCGATACTGCGGTGGGCAACATGACGCAGATTTTCGAGAAATTTGAACAGGTCAATAAAGCCGCATTCTCCATCTTTGCAGGCCCAACGATGCAAGGTATGCTTGGTCAGGTCTTCGGTAGCCTGAACGATATGCTTCGACAGTTTGGCGTTGTCATTCCTGTTCCGTTCAAGATTCTACAGCAGGACATGAATCAACAGCTTGCATTCTTCAAGCGATGGAGACAGGGACTCAACAAGCTTCTCGCAAGAGGCGCACCATTGGAGTTGGTGCAGGAGATTCAAGCTCTTGGCCCGACTGCAACCCCAATGATCGAAGGATTGCTAGGCGCATCTCCTAAGCAATTCCGCGGCTATGTCAAGGACTTCAAGACTGGATCGAAACTGATTCAGAAAGCCGCTCAGAACGACATGAACAATCAGATCAAGGATTGGAATAAACACGGAAAGAACGTCGCATGGGCTATCATCTCTGGCCTTGCATCTACTCCTGCACAAGCGAAGCTACGCGAAGGATTCAAGACCTATGTTGTCAAGACCTTCGGCGGTGTGCTTAGGGAAGAGATGGCTACCGAAATTGCCGAAGCAATGGTTGAGGCTGCTGCGCAAATTGATGCTGCTACTGTCACCGCTGTTGCTGGTGCAACTGGTGGCGCAGGCGGCGGTAATACAGGAGGAAAGCTTACTCCTAAACAACGACAAGCCGCAATGGATGCCGCAAACTTTGCCAAGCCTATTAACAAGCTGACGCTTAAGGAAGCGAATCGACAGATCATGCTTGGTCAGGCAAGAGTTCGACATATGGAAGAAGGCGGCATTACTCCGAAAGAACAACAGCGAATTCGCGCAGAAGTTGCGCGTCTCAATAAGCTGATGATTCGTCGTGAGGCTCTGCGCAAACAGCAAGCCGCTGCGCGAGGACGCGCTAGTGCAATTGCAAGAGCGCGGCAGGGAGACATGATGGCACCTGGATCGGTTACTGTCAATGAAGGCGACAAAGTTGTAATCCATGCTGATGGTGCTAGTCCCACGAAGGTTCAACAAGCACTCAATAAGCGCGCCTTCCAGAAGAAGAATAAGCGAAGGAATCGCTAGTGTATAGTGAAATCGAAATCTTCAAGGCTGGCCTAGGATCGAGTATCATCGTCAACGAATTGACAGGCACGCTCAAGTATCCG